ACGCCAAGGGCGGCGGCATCGAGTCCAAGGGTAAGACCAAGGGCAAGATGGTCAAGATGGCAATGGGCGGCAAAGCCTGCTAAGGAACAGTCATGGATTACGCAGCCGAATCTAAGCGTGAAGTTGATTCGCTCCTGAAGCGACATCCCAAGAAAGGGATTGACCCAACGATTCCTGCCGGGATCCGTGAAATGCTTGTAGATAAGCAAAAGAGCGCTTTGACGCCAGACTCCAAGTATGCCAAAGGCGGCTCTGTCAAGGGTAGCGGCTGCGAACAGCGCGGCCTTCGCAAGTGCAAGGTGGTGTGAGATGCGCTCAAGCAGGGGCATGGGTGCCATCAACCCCTCCAAGATGCCCAAAGGCAAGGTGAAGAAGCGCCGTGACAACACTGACTTCCTTCAGGGCGGGAAACGCCATGCCCGCAGGGACAACACCGACTTTGCCGAGTACGCCGAGGGTGGTGGGCTCTATGCCAACATCAACGCCAAGCGCAAGCGGATTGCCGCTGGATCGGGTGAAACCATGCGCAAGCCGGGTTCTCCCGGCGCTCCTACTGCCAAAGCCTTCAAGCGTTCTGCGCTGACAGCGAAGTAAGCCATGACAACATCCGGTGTAGCAGTCTGGAATCCAGACCTAAACGAAATTGCCGAGGAAGCGTGGGAGCGCAATTCTTCGGAAATGAGGACAGGATATGACCTACGCACAACACGCAGGTCGCTGTCAATTTTGCTGGCTGGGTGGGCAAATTTAGGCATAAATTTATGGACGCTTGACTCTGGAACAATTAACCTTGTCCAGGGCACAAACACGTATAACTTGCCAGATGACACGGTGGATCTTCTGGAGCATGTGATTCGCACGGGCGCGGGGAATGTTTCCACGCAAGTTGATTTGACTATTACGCGCATTTCGGTCTCTACGTACTCGTCCATCCCAAACAAACTGCAACAAGCACGGCCAATTCAAGTGTGGGTAAATCGCCAATCGCCTACGCCACAAATTGTTATTTGGCCTACACCTGATGGGTCACAGCAATACCAATTTGTGTACTGGAGATTGCGTAGGATTCAAGACCCTGGCGCTGGCGGAACGTACACTCAAGATGTTCCTTTTCGGTTTTTGCCTCCGCTTATCTCCGGTCTTGCGTACTACTTGTCCATGAAGATCCCTGGCGCAATGGAGCGAATGCCTGCTCTAAAAGCCCAGTATGATCAAGATCTAACACTTGCCATGGATGAAGACCGTGATAAGAGTGCAATTAGGCTGGTCCCAAGGCAGATGTTTGTGAGTTAATATGCGCGTTATGCACCCAAACAGAACCGCCGCAAAACAAAACAAAGAAGTTCGTTTTGTTGGTGATGTTTGTCTGCGCCATCCAGAAATTAACGGTTTGAGGTATACATCAAATAACGCATGTATTACGTGCGCACTTGAAAGAGTAAAAAAATATCAAGCGCAAAACGTAGAAATAATCAAACAAAGAACTAAAGAGTATTATCAAACCAACAAAGAAACTCGGTTGGCATGCACAAAACAATGGGTTGAAAAAAACAAAGAATATAGAAGTGCCCAGAAAAGAGAATATGCGAAGCGTGTTGCAGAACAAATAAAAGCAAAGTATAAAAAGTATTACGAAGAAAACTACCCTCGCATGCTTGCCAAAAGAAACAAACAGCATGCTGATAAGTTACTGCGTACACCTAAATGGCTAACCAAAGATGATCATTGGATCATTGAACAAGCATATGAGCTTGCTGCTATGCGCACTCAAATGTTTGGTTTTCCTTGGCATGTAGACCACAAGATCCCCCTTCGTGGTAAAAATGTTTCAGGATTCCACACACCAATAAATTTGCAGGTAATTCCCGGTGCCGAAAACTTGCGCAAAACAAACAAGTTTGAGGTGACGCATGTCTAACCGCTTTGCAAACGGCGCAAAGGCATTCGGCTACTGCGATGTCTGCGGGTTTCGTTTTGACCTCAAAAAGCTCAAGAACCTCGTAGTCAAAACCAAGCAGACACAAATCAAAGCGTGCCCTCAGTGCTGGACCCCAGATCATCCTCAGTTGCAACTCGGGATGTACCCGGTAAGTGACCCACAAGCAATACGTGATCCCCGTCCAGACACGAACACTTGGTACTCCTCAGGTCAGACGGTTATTGACACCATCGGTATTGGTAGCCGGGTGATTGAGTGGGGCTGGGCTCCAATAGGTGGGTCCAGTGGTTTTGATGCGCCCCTGACGCCAAACAGCTTGGTCGGGCAGGGATATGTTGGTACAGTTACCGTGTCCGTTTCCTAAGGAGCGATGATGAAAGATGTTCACAAGCACGAACGTGCGATGCACCCCGGCAAGCCGATGACCAAGCTCGCCAAGGGCGGGAAAGCCTTCAAGAAGGGTGGTCCCACCTCTGAGGACCGTATGCGCCTGGGCAAGAATCTGTCCCGCGCTGCCAACCAGAAGACGGGGTGAGCTATGAGCAAGATCACAAAACTGTCGCCTGCCAAGCAGGCATACCCGCAAGGCCCTGTCAATCCGCGTGACCTGTGCATGGTGGTGGGCAGCATCTCCAAAGAGTCCGCTCCGGGGCCAAAGACCTCTGGGATCAAGCAGCGTGGGTCCGGTGCTGCTACTCGCGGCTTCATGTCTAGAGGGCCGATGGCGTGAACTACTCCGAGTTGCAGACTGCTGTTGAGGATTACACCGAGAACACTTTCTCGGCGGCTGACTTCGCCACAATGACGGAGCTAGCCGAGCAGCGTATCTATAACTCGGTTCAGCTTCCCAATTTGCGGAAGAACACCACGCTCACGCTGACCATTGGCAACCCGCTACTTGTAGTACCGGCAGACTTCTTGTCCTCGTTTTCCTTTGGGGTGACCGTTGCGGGTGTGTTCAGTTACTTGCTGAACAAGGATGTCAATTTCATCCGGGAGTCGTTCCCTAGTGTTGCTGTCACTGGGACGCCGCAGTATTACGCCCTGTACGGCACGCAGACGGGCACGCCAAAGATTCAATCGTTCTTGCTTGGCCCCACACCCAGCGCTGCTTTGAACGCGGAGTTGGCGTATTTCTACTACCCGGAGAGCATCGTCACGGCAACGACCACATGGCTGGGTGACAATTTTGACAGCGTGTTGTTTAACGCAGTCATGGTTGAAGCGGCACGGTTCATGAAGCAGGAGCCTGACATCATTGCTGAGACGAACAAGCAGTACGTCCAATCGCTGACCCTGCTGAAGAACCTGGGCGAAGGCAAGAACCGTCAAGACGCATACCGTACTGGGCAGGTCAGGACACAGGTGGTGTAAATGGCTTTGGTACAAACGCTATGCTCTTCGTTCAAACAGGAGTCATGGCTGGGCATCCATGATCTGGATACCGATGTCCTGAAGATGGCGCTCTATACGAGCGCCGCTTCTCTTGGTGCAGACACCACGGCCTACACCCTCACAGGTGAAACGTCTGGCACAGGCTACACCGCTGGGGGCGAGATCCTCACCAATGTCCAAGTGCTTCTTTCTGGCACTACGGCGTATGTGACGTTTGACAATCCGGCGTGGCCGGGTTCTAGTTTTGTCACCCGTGGGGCGTTGATCTACAACTCCACCAAGGCAGACCGTGCGATTGCGGTGCTGGACTTTGGGGCTGACAAAACTGCCGGTCCCAATTTCACGGTACAGCTTCCGGCTGCTTCCGCCACCACGGCGCTAATCCGATTCGCTTGAGGTAAGAGATGCCTTCAACCTTTACCAACAGTCTTCGGCTTGTCCTTCCGGCGACCGGGGAACTGTCCAATACTTGGGGCACGGTGTTCAACGCCGGGGCAACCTCGCTGATTGACACATCGATTGCTGGGACTGCCAGCATCACGATGACGGCAGCAAACTACACGCTGTCAAATGCTAACGGGGTGGCAGACGAATCTCGGGCTATGTTTATCGTCCTTGGCGGCACGCCAGGAGCTTCATATCAGGTTATCTGCCCAGCAGTCAGCAAGCTGTACTTTGTCACCAACAACACAGGCTTTGCCCAGACGTTTAAGACCTCTGCAGGTTCTGGAATTTCGGTGCCTAATGGGGCCAAAATTGCACTGCGGTGCGACGGTACAGATGTAGTTGAAGCGCTCAATTACGTCGGGTCTCTGACGATTGGTTCAATTACGCTGTCTTCACCTCTTGGGGTGGCATCAGGTGGCACAGGGGTGGCGACTTTAACCGGCGTGGTTAAGGCCAGCGGAACATCTGCTTTTACGGCTGGCAACGTCAATCTTGCATCTGAGGTTACTGGCACGCTCCCAATCGCCAACGGCGGTACTGGGGCAACAACTGCGGCAACTGCGTTGTCAAACCTTGGTGGTATCAACACCGGCAAAAGCATCGCAATGAGCATGATCTTTGGGTTCTAGCGTCCAAATAAAAGGCTAATACATCATGGCAAATCCCAACATCGTCAACGTCACCGTCATCAACGGTGTTACGACATACCTCACGCCGTCCGTCACAACTGCCGTGGTTTTGTTGCCTAACGCGGCAGCGTCCAACAAGGTGTTCAAGATCAATCAGATCGTTGTGGCTAACACCACGGGCACGGCTGCAAACACCACGGTGAGTATCTACACCAACGGCGCTGTGGCTCAGGGCTCGGCCCCGTCAGGCGGCACGGCATACCCGGTTGCTTCGGCCATCTCTGTGCCGGGTAATGCCTCCCTAATCGTGGTTGATAAAACTACGGCGATATACCTCCAAGAAGGTACGTCAATCACAGTGACCAGCGGCACTGCAAGCGCATTGACGTACAGCATTTCGTACGAGGACATCACTTAAGGAGCGCAGCATGAGTATGCGCTACAAAGGCGGAGTTATCTCCGCTACGCCACCGACTACTTCATCAAGTAGTGCTCCGGGCATCTGGACGCTGGAGCAGCAGTTCCAAGCAAAAGGCGCGGGGACTTGGCCGGGGGTGCCTATTTTAGTTGATGTGCTAGTAGTTGCTGGAGGCGCTGGCGCAGGTGGAACGGATACAAGCAGCGGCGGTGGTGGCTGGATTGGCGGGGGTGGCGGGGCTGGAGGATATTGCGAACAAACTGCGCGGCCTGTGAGTTTTGGGGTGTCGTACACCGTAACGATTGGTGCAGGAGGGGCGGCGGGCACAAGCGCGGCATCACCCAGTCAAACAGGCGGTTCCAGTGGAGGAAATTCAGTTTTCAACACTATTACAGCCACAGGCGGGGGTGGCGGGGCTAGAGGGAACACTAGCGACTCGGGTCTTAGTGGTGGCTCTGGCGGTGGTGGGGGGAGCCCCAGTGGTGCTGGTGGCGCTACTACACAAGGAAATTCCGGCGGCGCGACGGGCTACGGTTTTGCGGGCGGCTCGACCAGCAGCGGCGGTTCTGGGTATTCAGGCGGTGGCGGTGGTGCTGGTGGCGTTGGTACGAATGGAACGAGCGGCACCCAGCCAGCCCCAGGCGGCGCTGGACGCGCTTCCTCAATCACTGGGTCGTCAGTGACCTACGCCACAGGCGGCTCGGCGCAAGCCGGCTCAGGCGGCAACGCATCCGCTAATACAGGCAATGGTGGATTATCTCGAACCGCAAATACCGGGGGATTTGCTGGCGGTTCAGGCGTAGTCATTATCTCGGCCCCTCAAGCAGCAGCATCCACCACAGGCTCACCCACGGTCACTACATTCGGTGGTCGTACTATCTACCAGTTCAACGCCTCTGGCACGATTACGTTCTAAACCATGAGCAAACAATACCCCGGTGGTTTCATCATGGCGAACCCCACTGCGCCGACAACAAGCGCAGCGCCGGGGATATGGACGCTAGATCAGGCGCAGCAGTACATCAAGGCTGGTACGTGGCCCCTACAGCCAGTTTTGGTTGACTATCTTGTTATTGCAGGTGGCGGTGGCGGTGGCGCTGGTAATGCCGGTGGCGGTGGCGCAGGAGGTTATAGAACAGCATCAAGTTTTTCAGTATTTGCAGGATCTGCTATTACTGTCACGGTAGGCGGCGGAGGTAATGGTGGAACAGGCGCACCTAGTGGACCGTGGACTGCTGGAAGTGATGGTAGCAATTCTGTATTTAGCACTATTACCTCGACCGGTGGTGGTGGAGGCGGCGGCAGTGCTGCAGGTGCTACCAATGGAAGAGCAGGGGGCTCTGGTGGCGGTGCCGGGGTGTCTGCCAGCGCAGGAACTGGTGGGTCGGGTACATCTGGGCAAGGTAATGCAGGGGGTTCTTCTTCGGTAAGCGGGTCAACCTACCCTAGCGGAGGCGGTGGCGGTGCAAGTGCAGTTGGCGGCAACTCCGACCCGACAAACAACGACGGTGGCGCAGGTGGCGCAGGTACGGCATCTTCAATCACGGGCACATCTGTAACTCGTGCCGGTGGCGGTGGTGGTGGGGCGGACTTTTTCCGCTCAGGTGCGACGGAAGGTCCGGGCGGGGCGGGAGGCGGCGGTGCGGGCGCACTAAACAACGCAACTGGAACTGCAGGAACAACAAACCTTGGTGGCGGCGGTGGGGGCGGTTCTGGGTGGTCAGGCCCTGGTCAAGCAGGTAACGGGGGCAACGGCGGATCAGGCGTAGTCATTGTTCGTGCCCCTCAAACAGCCGCATCCACCACAGGATCGCCAACGGTCACCACAGACGGTTCGTTCACCATCTACACCTTCACTGCCTCGGGCAGCATCACGTTTTAAGGAGCAATACGCATGGCGCACTTTGCCGAGATTGGAATCAACAACACGGTGCTTCAGGTCATCGTTGTTCACAACAACGAACTGATGAATAACGGCGTGGAATCCGAAGCCAAGGGCATTGCGTTTTGCCAATCGCTGTTCCCCGGTACAAACTGGGTGCAGACCTCGTACAACGGCAACATCCGCAAGAACTACGCGGGGATTGGGTTTACTTACGACAGCCAGCGCGATGCCTTTATCCCACCACAGCCGTACCCTTCATGGGTCTTGAACGAGACCACTTGCCAGTGGGAATCGCCTGTGCCGTACCCGCAAGACGGTAAACGGTATGTATGGGATGAAACCCAACAGAATTGGGTGCCTGCATGAACTGGGCAGACGTCCTAAAAGCCGTCATACCGATTGTGGTTGCATCTTTGGCGTGGCTGCTCGGGCAGGTCAATTCTTTCTCTGAGCGTCTGACCAAAATCGAAGGCAACATGCCCGCCCTCATTACGGACCAAGGCGTGCCGACTGACAGTCCTCTGTCTGCGGAGAAGCGTGCGCTCCTCAAAGAGCAACTGATGGCGCACATCAACGAGCTTCAGGTCAAGGTTCGACTGCTTGAAGAGCGTGAGCGTATCAAAGGAGCCAAGTGATGTTTGAATCGCTAATCGGTGGTTTGTTCGGCGGTATCCTGCGCCTTGCGCCAGAGGTGTTCAAACTCTTTGACAAGAAGAATGAACGGGCGCATGAGCTTCGCATGGTTGAAGCCGAGATGGAGTTTGCCAAGATCCGTGGTGAGATCGCCATGCGGCAGGTCGAAGCGCAGATGACGATGGCCGAGATGGACACGATGGCCCAGGCGTTTAAGGAGCAGTCCGAGACCGCCAAGAATGCCGGGTGGTTTGTCTCCGCGATCTCAGCGCTGGTGCGCCCGATGGTCACCTACTCCTTCCTGGCTCTGTACGCCTCTGTGAAGATTGCTGCTTTCCTGATCGCCATAGACCAAAACGGCAACTGGAAGGAGGTGCTGGTCACGATGTGGGGCGCAGACGATCTTGCTGTCTTCAACATGATCATCTCCTTCTGGTTTGTCGGACGGG